TGCAATTGCCAGTTCTAGCATGGTTACAGAGTTGCTCAAAGGTATGTCATTAGACGAAGCAAAAAATATTAAGAATACTTCTATTGTAGAAGCTCTTAGTTTGCCACCAGTTAAGATACACTGCTCAGTCTTAGCTGAAGATTCAATTAAAGCAGCAGTAAAAGATTATCAAAATAAACAACCAAAGGAACATAGATGAATGAAGAAATTAGATTAATACGTCTTACGACGGGTGAAGAAATATTATGTGAAATATACGAACAAAATTCAACAAAAACAACTGTTAAAACCCCAGTATTATTAATACCAAACGAAGGTAAGATAGGCTTTATGCCTTATATGCCTTATACTGAAATTGGTATATTTGGGCTTGAAATCAAAGAAGAACATATTATGTTTAATGTTCAACCAACTGATGAAATGATAGACAGTTATAATAAAATGACTGACAGAATTATAAAACCATTAAAACCAAAAATAGTAACATAAGCTGTTTACTTTTAGTACAATTTATGGTATAATATAACCATGAATCAACAAACTTTCTATACGCACGCCTTCCGTCACGGTAAGGTAATCAAATATACAGGCTATGAGAATGGTGATAAAGTTTCATACACCATTCCATTTCGTCCTTCACTTTACGTCACAACCAAAAAAGAAGCTAAATGGCATGCGTTAAATGGCACACCAGTAGAACCAATACATTTTGGTAGTATGAGTGAAGCTACAGAATTTATGAAGCAATATAAAGATGTTCCTAATTTTGACATATATGGAAATACTAATTATGTTGCTCAATACATTAATGAAGAATTTCCTGGCAATATTGAATGGGATCGTAGTCTTATTAATGTTACCTCTCTTGATATAGAATGTAAGTTTGGCGAAGGTTTTCCTGACCCAGCTCTTGCCGATCAGGAAGTAACAGCCATCACAACAAAAAACAATATAGATGATGTTTATTATACATTTGGCTGCGGCGATTATGATAAAGAAAAATCTATAATGCAAACACATGAAGTTCGTTATATCAAATGTGGAAACGAAAGAGAACTACTTCATAAGTTTTTATATCACATGGCAAAAACATCCCCTGATGTTCTCACTGGTTGGAATATAGAATTTTTTGATATACCATATCTTATAAATCGTATAGCAAAAATCATTGGTGGGAATAAAGAGAAAATGTTATCACCTTGGAAAATGATAGACAAACGTGAAGTACAACAACCTTTTAGTAATAATATGCGTGTTAAATATGACATAAAAGGTATTACATGTCTTGATTATCTTGCAATATTTAAAAAGTTTGCATTTACTTATGGTCCACAAGAATCATATAAACTTGACAATATCGCTAATGTAGTTCTTGGTGAGAAGAAGCTTGACTTTGGTGAGGCCTCAGACTTAAATGAATTGCATGACACTGATTATCAGAAGTTTATTGATTATAACATTAAAGATGTAGAGTTGATTGACAGAATGGAAGATAAGCTTGGTCTTATTACGTTATGTTTAACTATGGCTTATAAAGGTGGTGTTAACTATGATTCAGTTCTAGGGACCGTGGCGATATGGGATTCATTAATCTATAGGGATCTCCATTCGAGAAATATAACAATACCACAAAACGAAGAATCAACTAAGGGTGCTTATCCTGGTGGTTATGTAAAAGAACCACATGTTGGAATGCATGATTGGGTATGTTCATTTGACTTAAACTCTCTATATCCATCAATCATTATGCAATATAATATGTCACCTGAAACTATATTACTTGACGATGAGTTAGGTGTTAATGTTGAATCTGTACTTAATAGTAAAGTCAAAAATACTCATCCAAATACTGCTTTAGCTGTTAATGGTACTCGATTTGATACAAGTAAACCAGGTGTTCTTCCTCAAATTATTCAAGAAATTTATAATGAACGTGTTAAATTCAAACAAAAACAAATTAAAGCTGAACAAGAATTAGAATTGTCCGGCAATAAATCAGAACAATATAATCTAGAAAAACGAATAGGCATTGCTAAAAATCAGCAGTTAGCTCTTAAGATTCTTCTTAATAGTTTATATGGAGCGATGGGTAATAAATGGTTCAGATATTTTGATATGAGAATTGCCGAAGGTATTACACTTACTGGCCAAGCAACTATCAAATGGGCTGAACAACATTTAAATAATTATCTTAATAAGACATTAAAAACTGATAAAGATTATGTAGTTGCTATTGATACAGACTCAGTATATGTCACACTTGATGAATTCGTTAAACGTTTTAAACCTGAAAATCCTGTTAACTTTTTAGATAAGTTATGTTCTACTGCATTAGAAAATACTCTTAAAGATTCTTTTAATGAACTATATATTAATCTTGGTGGTATAGAAAATAAAATGGTTATGGGAAGAGAAGTAATTGCTGATAGAGGTATATGGACAGCAAAGAAAAGATATATATTAAACGTGCATGACAATGAAGGTGTACGATATGCAAGTCCTAAATTAAAAATTATGGGTATTGAAGCTATTAAATCAAGTACTCCTGCGATATGTAGGCAAGCATTAAAAGATATGTTTAAAAGAATTATTGAAACTGATGAAGAAACAGTTCAAGCTGATATACAAAATTTTAAAAATATATTTTCTCAAGCATCAGCTGAGGAAGTATCATTTCCTCGTTCAGTTCAGAATATTCGTAAATGGACTGATAAAGAAACTATATATAAAAAAGGAACACCTATTCATGTCCGTGGTGCACTAATGCATAATCATTTAATTGATGACCAAAAGCTACAGAAAAAAGTAGAAAAGATACATGGTGGCGATAAAGTAAAATTTACTTATTTACGAAAGCCAAATCCAACTAAAGAAAATGTTATTGCATTTGTTGATTATTTACCACGTCAGTTTAAACTTGAGGATCATATTGATTATAATCTTCAATTTGAAAAGACATTTTTAAGTGCAATTGAACCAGTTTTAACAGCAGTTGGTTGGGAAAGTGAAAGGAGTATTACATTAGAATCTTTTTTTACATAAGCTATTTACATTTACAGTAAACTATGATATAATATACTATATGAATAAATTAGACTACGTAATATTAATTCTTTTATTTCCGTACTGGTTTATTCGCTATTTAAAGGAGAAATTATGAGCGCAGATTGGGTAAATGATATCAATCGTATGCAAAACAAATATGGTGTTAGGGAATGGATTAGCCATGCCACACCATTTGAACTTAAAAAATACTTAGAATTCCGATTAGATTTTATTAAAGAGGAATATGATGAAACAAAAGAAGCACTTATTATGGAAGACGCTGAAGAGATCGTTGATGGTCTTATTGATATTTGTGTTGTTGCTATTGGAACTTTAGATGCAATGGGTGTTAATGCGCACACAGCATGGGATGAAATATTTGATGCAAATATGAATAAAGAGGTTGGTATAAAAGAAGAACGACCAAATCCTTTAGGACTTCCTGATTTAATTAAACCAGAAGGTTGGGTAAACCCATCACACGAAAATAATCATGGCATTATTCCAACAGCGTTTGAACCAGATGTTGATGAAGATTTAAATGAGCTTATTGCAGAGAATTTAAAAAAGAAAGCTATGGAAGCTAATGTAGCCAGAACTGAAATTTCTGGTAAATATAATACTAATTGGACACCAAACGCAAAGGATATATATTTTGATTCACTTCCAGATGTTGTTTCAAGTGAAGGCAAAGGTCGTTGGCATCCAGAACGTAAAATAGATTTATTTAAAAAACTAAAAACAAAGGAGAAATAATGTATAGTTGGAGTAAAGATTGGCCAACCTTAACCGAACTTTTTTTCGGTAAAGGTAATGGACCACAAGGAGCTTTAAATGGTATGACCAAAGAAGCACCTAAGAAAAAGGCAACGTTCGATGAACGTTTTACAACCTCTAAGAAAAAATCAGTAAAAAGTAAGGATAAATAATGGATGAATTATATGAAAAGTTTGAAAAATTAGCTATAAGTAATGAACCATTAATGGCTGCAGGAATAATGATGGCACAAGCAATGAAAATTTATAAAGCCATGTTATCTGCAGATGAATTTAAATTAATGACTGAACATATATTAGAAAGTAGAGATATGATTCAGACACCTGACATACCAAAACTACATTAATTATGGCTAAACAATCTTGGAATGATTGGATTTTTTCCAAAACACATACTTATGATTCATGGTTACAAAAGTATAAAGGTAAAACTGTTCATGCACTTACTCTTAATGAACATACTAAATTTTCAACAGAATATAAAAGATGGAAAGCAGGCAATATCGAAAAAATGACATGAAATCATTAACACTGTTTAAATCAATATTTGATAATAAAACAAATAAGCAAATGGACTTTGAAGATTGGGTAGTGTTTGAAAAAATGTTATTTGATTTAGCTGAATATCCTCGTAAAGATAAAAAATCAGCACCTTTAATATCCCCTGCAATATATAAAGACAATACAACTCGTTCTAATGAAAGTGTCATTAGTTGGGCTGGTTGGTGTGCAGTAGATGTAGATGAACATCCATTTAGTGGTAATCTTGAACAAGAATTATTAGATGCTTATGGCAAATATAATCATGTAATTTATTCAACCGCGTCATCCACTACATCATATCCAAAATTTAGAGTTGTTTTTCCATTAAGTGTAGATGTTCCAAAAGAAAAAATTAAACATTTTTGGTTTGCTCTTAGTAAAGAGTTAGGTGATATAGTTGACCCTCAAACAAAAGATTTAAGTCGTATGTATTATGTACCTGGGAAATATGAAGGTGCATATAATTTTATATACAATAATTTCTGTGGTGAAACGATGGACCCTAATATTCTTATGCATAAGTATGATTATGTTGAGAAGTCAGGTTCTTTAATAGATAATTTACCTAAAGCTATTCGTGAACAATTACTTGCTCATCGTAAAAATGAATTAACAAATACAAGTGTGACTTGGAATAATTATAGAGACTGTCCATTTGTTAATAATAAATTAGTTAAAGAGTATAATGAAATAACTGATACGGGCTGGTATGCAAAGATGTATGCCATTATGGTTTCAATTGCTGGTAATGCGATACGTAGAAAATATCCTATTACTGCTCAAGAAATCACAACATTATGTAAGGAAATTGACTTTGAAAATGGTAATTGGTATAAGTCAAGACCCTTTGACAAGGAGGCAGATCGTGCAATCGAATACATCCACAGTAACAGTTGATACAGGTGAAATAGGCGAACAATTAATAGAAGAATTTTTTCCTAAAGCAGAACGAACCGATGATTGGTTTGATTCTAAAAAAGATGGTACTATAAGGGAAAAAACTTATGAAGTAAAAACATTTAGGTTAAATAATAAAGACCAAGGTTTCTGGGTTGATAGTTCTCAATTTCGTAAATTAGATAATGTTGATATATTATACTTTGTTAAAATCCCTGAATCATTAGAAGAGGGTGCAACTATTTATGAATGTATGGACCATACAGGTGAGGATGCATATGAAGCTTTTAAGTTAGGACCAATCAAACAAATGAGATGTTATTTTCTTGATAATTGTAAAAAAATTACAAATATTAGAGATGAGAGAACTGATGTATTATATCATAATTCAGTGGCTATGTCAAAGCATAAAAGATTTACATAAGCTGTTTACTTTAGCCTATAACTATGATATAATATAACTATATTTAATGGAGTAGTATATGAAAGAATCATTAAAAGTTTTACAGGCCGCTGCAGAACTTCAACAACAAAAATCAAACGATTATCAAAATCCTAATTCTAGGATTCGTCAAGCTGACTATTATCCTCATGGATGTTCAACCATATTAGATACAATGCATGCAAAAATATTACGTATGCATTCAGTTATCGAAGCTATGGAATCTGATCCAAATTACACACCAAATTTTGAATCTCTTGAAGATTCATGTATTGATATTATAAATTATTGTTCATTTTTTGTAAGTTATTCACGTGGTAAAATGGAAGGACAAAGTCCTGATCGTGACTTTTTAAATAGAATTATAAATCCGATAAATGCTGATTAGACCATATAGAGTAACAGATGTTCGTGACTATTTTGTTGGTGCAAAAGGTCATGATTATGCTATGACTACAGATAAAACTGGTGTCAAATGTCTTGAACTTATTGGTGCATCATTCCTTGCAGATGAACCTGCAATATTTGGTACACCTAATATAGACTATATTAAAAGAGAAATTGATTGGTATAAATCTATGTCTTTAAACGTTAAAGATATATATGGACCAAATAAACCACCACCAGAAGCTTGGCAATATGCAGCATCAAATAAAGGTTTTATTCATTCAAATTATGGTTATTTAATTTGGCATAAAGATAATCATTATCAATACGATAATGTCATACAAGAATTAAAAGCTAATCCTAATTCACGTAGAGCACTTATGGTTTATAATAGACCAGAAATATGGAATGAATATGATATGGATGGTGCTTCAGATTTTATATGTACTAATTCAGTAGCTTATTATATTCGTAATGGTAAATTACATTGTTCAGTATCAATGCGTAGTAATGATGTCGTATATGGATATAAAAACGATTATGCATGGCAACAATTTGTATTACATGATTTGGCTTATGATTTAGATTTAGAAGTAGGTAATATGATTTGGCAAGTACAAAATTTACATGTTTATGAAAAGCATTTTGACTTAATTAAACCATTAACATCAGCTGCTGCAATTGATAAAAGTTATAAAAGCGAGTGGAAATGAAGATAGGTGTAATATTAGGTAGAGGAGTTGAAGGCGTTGGTGTTACAAAGAACGTTGTAGAATTCCAAAAGCTTTTCCCTGGAGTAGAAATATTTGCTACAATAGATAAATTATGGCCTCGTAGAGAGTCTATGAATTTTCCAGTTACTTATTTTAGAGGTGCTGATTGGGATATGGTTAGTAAACCAGCTAAAAAGTTCCCTAATTTAATTGCTTCTAACGATGTAGTCCATAGGATTAATCAGCTTGATGCCTGTATCATTTGGAGCATACCTTCAAAGTCACATTCAGAAGAGTGTATAGACAATTTTATAAGACTATTAGCCAATATTAATGTTCGTAAAGGTCTTGTACAGGTTGACCATAAAATGGCATCTATAACTCGTAATGCTCGCCTTGCCGATGTTTGTAATAATGTAGATGTTTTAATGTGTCATTCAGTTGAGAATGATTTCGCAAGATGGACACGAAAAAATAATGTAAAGACACCATTGACTGACATGGGTGTTGGATTTAATTTTAATAAAGATTATTGGAAACCAGTCGAA